GTGCGCTGCTCCAGCGCCGCAATGCGCTGCTTGCGCCATTTCTGAAATTCGGGACTAAACGTGCCCGTTTGCAACGTTATGGAACTGTCCCACTTCTTCGCTTCCTCCAGCCGCGCTTTGCGTGCCCAGGCGTCGAGCCGTTCTGCTACTTTTGCCAGCGATTCGTCGCTCTCATAGTCGTCTGTGCCCATGAATAGCACAGCCAGTTCCCGCGCCCGATTTAGAGCTGGTTCCGTTGCCACGTTTCAGCCCTCCATATCCCATAAAGCATTCCAAGAAGAAATCCTATCCCTATTCCGAATATGAACATCTCAGCCATTTCTCACCTTCCCCACTAGATCATCCCACTCGGCTGCCAGCTTGGGCTTTATTTCTTGAACGACGAGACGCATCTCTCCACCACACTCCAGCAACTTCTCTATCACGGGCTGGAACTCGGCAAGCATCTCCGCAATTTTTACGCATTGGTCGCAATGGCGGTTCTGTTGCTCCATTAGAGAGTGGTACTTTGCGCTAAGTCCGCATCCTTGACGTGCTAGCGTGCACCACTTCTCACTCAGCTTAGTTAGTGATTGCACGTCGCCAATTTCTGCCCAGTGTTTGTAATTCTTGCGGTGATTCTCGCAAAACTCCGCTGTTACTTTCAGCGCACCATCGCAAAGAACGACTTCCGCCTTGCCGATAACTTCCCCATGATTGGGCGTCCCGTCTGCTCCATCTTCTTTGCAATTACAACCAGGGTCATTCACATGAACAAGTAACCGGCTCATGGCATCCTCACACACTTCACTCCAAACACTCTCTGCAACCGCGTGTACTTCCAGAGAAAGATTCCTACAGGCGTAGGCTTGTCGCTCACCGGGTCAGAGCCTACGGTGTGGCAGATCCATTCAGGCTTAGGTGTTGGCTGTTCAGGGACGCAATGTCCGTGCCCATCCGGTTTGTACCAAATCCAACCTCCATGACCGTCAGATTGGGCTACGCAGGTTTCTAGCGGCTTTGGAGCCGGGATCGCCGCCTTGGGCTTGTGCGCTGCGCAGCCGCAAAGCAGAATCGCTGCCAGTAGAATCAACTTCTCGTGCTTACAGGTCATGGCTCCCCCATTTGGTCTCGCAATAAATCCACAATTGCCTGTACCGCGTCTCGCAGAGCTTCCTCATCGCCATTGTCGTGCGCGGCCAATAGCCGCTCAACAACATCCAATCTCTGATTTATAGTTAATGTCGGCATCCTCTTTCACCTCCTGCTACAGCAAGACTGTCAGTTGAGCGACCGCACACAGGAGGCTAAGATTGTGGCCAGCCGCCGTAGCGTTCGCCGGGACGCTATCCCGACAGTATCGGCCATCACGTAATACGGTCTCTCCCTGTGCTTTACAGCGAGCACGGTCGCTCAACTCACAATCCTTCTTGCTGCTCGTCATGGCTTTGCCTCCCCACTGCCTTTGCAGCGAATGCAGATGATTTTGGGATGCGGATGCCTGCCAGTTCCGTGACAATCAGGGCATATCCACTTCTTCGATGGGCGCTTCCCCGCCTGATTGTGCGAGAGCGGCCTCCAGTTCGTCTGCAGCATCGGCTCGTCCTTCGTAATAACCTTCTAACCGAGAAAGTTCGTCACATTTCTTCAAGCTGCCATTGCAACGTTTCTCATCGTCGCGCCACTTCGCAATCAACTCCCGCACCTTGTCCTGAGGCCGCATGAGCGCATTGAGCCGTCGCGTGAAGTTCTCAGCTTGTTTGACTCCAAACTCCAAATTGCAAGACATCATCAGGTCGCATATCTGCTCCGGCGTCACCCATGCCCCGTGCTTCGCGCCCGCTTCAAACGCATCTCGCATTCCGTCCAGGTATGGCGACGCATCGGGATATTGTTCGTACCAACTATCGAAGGCTTCGTTTACTGCCTCCCGCACCTTGCCTTGAGGTTCGGCCTCGCGCTCAGTAATGAGCCTCGCTAAAGCTGCTTCAAACAACAAATCCTCTGTTCCGGGTGCATCGCCTTCACCGTCAATGATGTGGCCGATAAGTTTCTCGCGCCATTCGCGTGCTATTTCTCCAAGAGGCGAGCGGGGCATGGAGGAAATTTGGTCTATGATGCCTTGAGGTTCGGCGGGGAGCAGCTTATTCAGCCGTTCAGTAAAACGCGCAGCATGCCCGTCAGCTTCTGGCTCCTTCCACATTATGCCGTCCGTCATTTCAATGAGAATGCGTACAACATCAGGAACTTCCAACTTCCCAGCCTGCTGTGTTGGTTCGGTCATGCGGCCTCCCGCTTCAAATGCTCTGCCAGAAATGCCTTTGCCCGGCCCCGCATCACATCTTCCGTGCTGAATCGCAGCACGCGATAGCCCATCATCGTGGCCGCGTTGTATTTGTCCAAGTCGGCTTGGTAGCCTTTGCCTCGCGTGTGTCGGCCACGGCTCCAGATTGCACCTTCGATCTCAATGGCTATCCCTTTTTCCAGTAAGTAATAATCGAATCTCCACCGCCGCTGTTCATGGAAACGATATTCCGGCGTCACCATCCCTACGCGCAATTCCTTTAGGTGCTTCTCAAACAAGATGTGGGCTGGCTGCTTCATCGAAACCCATACTTTCTCTGCAATCGAACACCGCTCACATGAATGTAGGCATCGAACGCCCATTCCCAGCCAAACCACCAATACAAGTGCTTTAGAATTGCTTCTCTCATCATTGCGCCGCTCTTTCTGCCCGGTCTGAACGAATCACGCGGCCATGTTTCTTCGCGTGGCACGGCTTGCATGACCAGCGCAAATTGTGGTCGCACCAGCAACGCTGCAAGCCAAATCCACCCTGTTTATGCTCAAGCTCTCCCCGCCAAGCCAATCCGCGACAGCCTTCTAGCTGCAACTGGCATATCCCCCTGTCGCGCATCGAAATGCGGTCTCGCGCTGCGCTCGCATCTTTCCCTTTCAGGTAGACATGTCCGTTGCGATGCCAGAAGGAACGGCGATCAAGGAAGTTCGCTGCCGTGGTGCGCTCCACGTCAATGGAACTGCTCCGATGGCTTAGGGCTTTGCCTTTCCTTGTGCGCCGCGCCTTGCGCCGAGAGCGCAATTCTTTGACAAGTTCCTGCTCAGTGAAGTCGCGTAAACTCATCGTCGCTCACCACTCCACATGGAGCGCAGCGTCTGGATTGTCTTTGCAGCACTCGCCGCACACTACCCAGCCACCTTCACCGTGGCAGATGTAACAAGTTTCCATGTCGCCTGGGTCATACCAGAGCGGATCTTCCTCATAGCCGTCGAAGTAACCGTCCTGACAGCCATTCCAGCAAGGAACCCAGCCCGTAAAATCAATTTCGCCGTGATCAGAGCAAACCCAAGTGTCCTTCGCCTTGTCGAATACGAAGCTGTAAGGCTTTTTCTCTTGGGCTGTCTCGCTCATTCGCGCCCCCGCAGCTTGGCAGCATGGGAGTGGATTTGAGATTTCAAACTCAAGAAAACTTCTCCTTTAGGGGTACCCCGCATCGCGCCTCCGGTCATTTTGTGCTATCGATCACTCCATCCAGCTAACACATTTCTCCGTAGAGCACTGGCCCCACAAATGACCGTTGTAACTCGCCACTGAGTAATGCAGCGTTCCCGTTTTGCAGACTGGACTCGATTGCCGATTCGATAGCGCGACTCGCCCGTTACTCAAATCCGGTTCACCCCTAGCGCGTGACATGATTTCTCGGACTCAGTAAACTTGGCTGCCTTCGTGCGCTGTCTAGCATCCTGACATTGCATGAAAACATTGTTGCGCTCGTGCCATCGAATGAATCGGTGCCTGCCTCAGCGCACAGCCGAATTCTTTTAATCGTGTTTACACGGCCCACATGGTAGTAGCAACCTAAAGCATGGGCAGCACAGCCCCACGCGTGAAGAGTTTTTAGTTTCCATTCCGTTGAACCGCCTAAGAAAATTCCAGTTCCAAACAAACGGATGAACTTTCCTACTTCATCGACTGTCATCCCATCCTGAACAGCCAGAAGAAGTCGCCTGCAATGCTTTAGTCTGCCTATCCATTTGGCCGAAAAAACAAGACTCTCTTGCCCTTTAGTCACAATATCTGGAATCACAACGAAGTCAGCGGCTCCGCCATATTGTTCAACCAAGTTGGTGAATCCTTCGGTGTCAAATGGCTCTCCTGATTTCCAACAGGAATAGGCTCCATTGTCTAAAGCAAAGCGAAACCGCTCTGGTAGTTTTGGATTCTTAGGCGAGAGCAGCACTCGCCAGTCATATTTACGCAACTCAGCGAGATTCCTTTTGGTGCCCGTATTGGAGGCGTAAGCAATCATTTTTATTTGTGCTATCGGTCACTCCATCCAGCTAACACATTTCTCCGTAGAGCACTGGGCCCACGATCCTCGTAGCCGGCATCGGCCTTGGAGATTTTCCCATCTGCAATCGCCTCATCTTTAACGCGCCTTTGCATCCCAATCCCAAATTGATTGGTGCCCCTTCGCCCCAAACGGAGGATCTAATTTTTGAATGAGTGTACAAAACCATCCGAAGCGCCCCATCGAGAAATCGCCGTATTTTCCTTCTGGATAGTTCGGGTCGCTCGCACGTAACTTCATCTCGTTTTCAAAGTCTTGGTCAAATTTCAGAAATCTGTCGAGTCGCACAATCGCAACCACGCAGCCGCGCGGAATTGTCAAAGCGTCATAGCCAAAATCCTCGCAGGCATCTTTGTCCACGTGCATCGTTGCGTGAATCGCTAATTTTTGTCCCAGCAACCACAGCGGCGGGGGCCAGTGTCGCGTCTCAATCTTTTTGCGACCATCAGCCATCAAAGAAGCCCACGGTTGCCAAAGACTCAATGCCTTCATGTGCGATTTCTCCTATTCAGGCAAGACCTGTCAGTAGAGCGACCGCCATCAGCTCCTTGCCAGCGTTGTAAGGCGGACTGGTAATCAGCAAATCGCAAGCATCCAGGCCTGGCAGCACTTCTCTGCAATCTCCGTGGTAAATCGTGATCCCTGCGTGTTGGTAGTACGGCTTCACTCAGCCACCGGCTTTCCCAGTTGCGCACCATCTCTCCAATGGCGCAATCCTGACGCGGGCTTTCATGGCTGCGCCTCCCGCCTGCCTCGGCACAACCCGCACAGGCATTGAGCAGTATGCTTTCCGTCCGCGCCTAGCAGTGGCTTGCCCGCTAGTTCTCGAAACTTATTGAGAAACGCTCGGCCCTCCGGGCAGTCTTGCGGCCTGAAAAGCTGGTCGCCAGTCACCGGGTCAATCGCCACCGTGATAGTTCGCCCCGTTTCGGGATCGCGGGACTCGCGCTTTTTGTAGTCGTACATCCAAGAGTTCGACGGCATGCACTCGCCGCAAATCGTCTGCATGAGTTTGGGCGTAGGGAATCTCTCCAATTGCTGCTCGGCCCGCGTGAAAGCCACGGACATAACCCGCGTCGGAAACCTCTCCAGCGCGTCTTTGAACACGCGGATTTTTTCGTCCGTCATCTTGCCGCCGAGCGCCTGACCGAGCATCTGCACACGAATCCCGATGTACTCCCTGCGCACTTCAGTTGATTCCTGCACGTTGCTCTATCTCCTTTCGCTGCTGTTCAAGACTTTTCCCGTTGCTATTTGTGGCCAGCGGGTTTTCCTTCCACCGCTCGGCATTTAGAAAAGTGGCCGGGTAGGGAATGTACTCGCGGTCTTGCCATTGATTGGTTTTCTTCCAGCTTGCGAGTCCGGCCAGAATCTCGCCAAGGTGTTCTTCCGCCAGTTTTTTGACCCAAGCCTTCCGCGCCTCCATCTTGCCAACGTGCCTGGGGTAGGCTTCCCAAAACGTGTCAAATCCGGGTGAGGGAACTCTTTTAGGTTTTTCTTTAGTATTAGTATTGGAGTATTGGGAATGGTATGTGCTGATTTTCAGGCCATTGTCAGGCGCTTTGTCAGGCATGATGTCAGGGTTTGTATGCCTATGATTCTTTTGCCACTTACGCCATTGTGCGCGCTTTTTTGCCTCCTTTTCGTACCGTTTATTCGTAAATCCGGTGCTAGTTTTTTTGAAAAAATTCTGCAAAATAAATTCAACCGCAGATCGCTCTTCTGGAGTGTTTGCCTGACAGATTCGGTGGGCGTCTTCGGTCGACGGGATGCGCTGCTGTGTCGCATAGAGTTCGTCCAGGAGCAAGGTGTAGGCTCCGTGGTGCATCAGCGTCAGCTTGCGCGTGTCCTTCAAGTAGTCCCCTGGAAACCGTCTGTAATAGTTCAATCCCGTGTCCTCAGCTTGCTCCTCGATAGCGCGACTCGCGCCTTACCACCAAAACCGGGGTACCTTAAAAACTCTTTCTCTTTCCTCTCTCCGCCATGCTCACGCGTCAATCTCATGCAACAATTCCAAGCCAACTAACTTGACCCAGCGGCATCGGCGCGTAACCCATTTGCCGCTTTGGCCGATAGGCCCATCCTCGACTGTGCCGCCAACTACCTGCCGTTGCGCTTTGGCAACCGCCTGCAAGCCATCCCCGTTCGCAACAACTTTGAGTTGCTCTCGCTGCAATGCGCCTAACCCGGTGTACTTCGCATCAAAAGTTACTTTCCATAGGTTTTTTCATCGCCTTTCCTCTCTCAGTACTTTCCCTGCTTTACACTCCATGCTTCATCGGAGAACAGCGGGCGAAACTCCAGCCCAAATTTTTTTTACCGCGACAGCCAGCCGATCACGAATGCAATCAGTAGAGCGATGAAGCCAATCAGCTTCACGAAGAACCATGCCAAGTCACGGCCTGTCAGTTCCCGCCGTTGCTGCGTAGCCACAAACTCAGTCCACAGGCTCATTGGACGCGCTCCAGATTCGCCGTCTGCCCGTATTCCGCTCGCAAGGCTTCCTCCAAGTTGGCGCAGCCGAAGCAATAAATCCTCCGCTCCTTCCCGGTCGCGCGGTCAAACTGTCTGCGGTCATCGCAGCCGCACACCAGCATGTCCTCGCAGAAGTAGCAGCGGTGCCAGTGCAGTTGATTCACCTTGAAGTCGTGTTTGTTCTCCATTTGCTGTCTCCTTTCTCCCCCGCGAGGAACCTGAGTGCTGCAAAGCTGCTGGGGTCATAGGCTCAAGTCCTCGCAGGGGGATTTGTCACGCATCTGACAAACTCTCTCCCTGCCAAGCTGGAATCTGCGCTCGCGGCACAAGGCTTTCTCGCAACAGACCTTCGAGTCCATGCCGCAACCTCAGCGTCAGGTCGTCCACTTCTTTCAGGAACACGATTGCTTCCGCTTCCATTACCGCGATCTTCTGCGGGTCACGATTCAGCCGGCAAACGAACAGGTCTAGCGGGTCGGGGAAGTCGGGATTGTAGGAAACGAAGTCCACCCACTTCCGCCCGGTACACGCCAATTGCCAAGTCATCTGCGGGAGATATTCGTCGGGCACGGTTTCGCCTAGCAGGTACTCCGCATGGGTGTTGCGCTTGGGACACTTGATTTCCAGCAACCCCTCTTCGCCCACGAGTCCGTCAGGTGAGCACCCGGCCATCGTGATTTCGGGATGGAGAACAAAGTCCACGGTCTCAACCGAGCATTCCGTCCGCAGTTCGTAGGCGCATCGTGCCAGCGGCTCAAACTCGATTCCGCGCTCCATCCAAATCGAAACGTAATGGTCGGCGGGTTTGCGCGTGATGCGTTCAACGGCCAAGTCCATCCGCAGGTCGAGGTAGGCTTGCAGCGGTGTTTTTGGATCTCGCTTACGCTTGGTTACGGCGTCAGCGATGCGGGAAGCTGTCAGTTTCCCTAGGTGCTGCTCGAACCAAAGCTCAGTGCCCTGTCCGCCGCAGTTGATGATGTTCATGCGCGTAACTCACTCTCGCGCTTCTTGCGAGCTTCCATGTAGAGCGTCACGGCTTTGGCAGATTGCTTCTTGAGCCCGTCTGCTACCGCGTCTTTGTAGTGCTTTGTCAGTTCTTCGAGCGTTTGAGATTCCACGATCAGCGCGAGGAAGTCCGCCGCCTCGCCCATCGTCACGCCGTCCGTGTCCTCGTCGCCCGTGGCTCCGCCTGTCACACCCAGGAACGTATAGCGCCGCAGATAGCTCACGCCCGAACTGATGGACTGAACAGGATTCTTTGACCCGCTAGTATCGGGCGGCCCTTCCAACGTGTTCGTCTCGAAGTGCCCCGCCGTATGCTTGAGAATGCAGGTGACTGAGATTGACTTCCCGTCAGGGCTTTGGCTCTGCGTCCACTTGTAGCTGAGGCCGTGCTTCGCCATGATCGGGCGGTATTGCTCGATAGCCTCATCGAGCGGGGTGTACTTGTAGGCAGTTTTCCCCGGCCCGAAGCTGACTTCTTTCGTCTTTCGGAGCACCGGAGCCTCAGCCTGAAAAGCCGCGAACGCCGCGTCGAACGCCTTACGAGCTTCGGTCTTTTCAAATCGCTCCTGAAGCTCCAAGAGCTTTGTCAGTGTTTCCACGTCCGCGCCGCGCTGAATCGCTTCGTAGAGCACGCTTGTCGGCGTTGGCAGGGCTGGCGCGGCTTTCACGATCTCCGCTCCGCTCTCACCATTCGCCGGAACCAAAGTTGCCTGTTTAGTTGGCCCCATCGCTCACCTCCTCCTCTTGAATCTTCGGTCTCGGTCTGCTCAAAGGAGAGCCGCCGTACAAGCTGGAAAAGAGGTTGCGCTCTAGTTCCTCGATTGGCTCGTCCCACGGCCCGTCATGCCATTGGTAAGGAGGAGGTTCTAGGTTGCTCATAGCTGCACCGCTATCATTCGCTCAACAAGTTGGAGAGCGGATTCTTGCATGCTGGCGACGGTAGGAGCCAGCTTCGCCCTGGCAGCGTCCCAGGCAGCGGCCCTGGCAGCGTCCCAGGCAGCAGCCCTGGCAGCGTCCCAGGCAGCAGCCCTGGCAGCGTCCCAGGCAGCGGCCCTGGCAGCGTCCCAGGCAGCGGCCCAGGCAGCGGCCCCGGCAGCAGCAGCCCCGGCAGCGTCCCCGGCAGCGTCCCCGGCAGCAGCAGCCCCGGCAGCGGCCCTGGCAGCGGCCCAGGCAGCAGCGTCCCAGGCAGCGTCCCTGGCAGCGGCCCAGGCAGCGTCCCCGGCAGCGTCCCTGGCAGCGTCCCTGGCAGCGTCCCAGGCAGCGTCCCAGGCAGCGCTTGCATCTTTCCGCACTGCTTCTATCGGGCCACGAATGGACGGCAACTGCGAGAAGGCGGTAATTTCTGGAAGGTTGGCGAGTGAATCCGCTTGCGCATTGAGTCCTGCGAGGCGCAACCATGCAACGGTGTGCGTGCGAATCAGCCAATCCGCCGCCATGACTCCGCGCTTTTCTTCTAGCGATTTATTGCGCGTGTTCACCAACTTTGGAATCAAGGGCTTGAGCAGGCGGTCGCGCTCGGCATCCGTGGGAAGTGAATCGTTCCACGAACGGAGAAATGCAGAGATAATTGGGCAGGCGCATTCGGGATTGTCGCTCCACTTTTCCCCGGCCACATACGCAACTGCTTCCATTACGCAGAAGGTCGAATCTGGCGAGTGTGCGCCTTTCTTGAGTGACCATTTCTCGAATTTCTTCCAGCGTTCCTCAATGATTTGAACTTGTGTCGTCATGGCTTTCCCTCTCAGGCTTGCACATGCTTTTCCTCCCACTGCTCCCAATAGTCCGCAATCGCTTCCTCTTCGGTTTCTCCATAGCCTTGGCATGGATGGCAGTCCTCGCATCCGCAATAACCCGGCTCCCAGTAGGCTACAAATTGCATCGAGCGAGGCCCGTAAGTCGGGCTGACTGTCAGCTTGGCTTCCTTGTTCGGCGCATCGCCGCCAGTCCACAGGATTGCTTTTAGTTCGCTCATGGCTAGCTCCTCACTTCGGCTTGAGAAGTCGAATAGGCTTCGCTCGCGGTGGAAGTCCAAGCTGCGCACCAGCCGCCAGACGCATTTCGTAGACCAGCCTGTCGATGTACTCCTTGCCGTAGATTGCAGCCAAGGCTCCCGCATTGTCCGAACGGCGCACGCAACGCTCGCACTCGCCGGTCAGTCCTTCCTTGAACCGCTCCGCTATCGCCTCGATCTCTTCGATGGGCAAAGCACGGCTCTGCCGAGAGGGAAGGCGAACGTTCCGCGTCGGGAGCGTTATATTATGTTTCCAAGCAATTTTCGCAAAGGTTTCGTGGGCTTTCATGGGGATTATTCCTGCTCGGCTTTCTGGATGGCTTCGCGCAGCAAAGGTACAGATGCCTGAATTTGCTGGCAGAACATCTCGCCGGAGTGCTCATCGAGAAACGTATGTTTCACTGCGCCAAATGACTGCACAGGGCCGCGCTTGGTTTCAAACCAGTTGCTCATGCTGCGGCTCCCTGCTCCTTGGATTGCTCGCCAGTTTGCTTCCTATCCTCAGCAGCTTTGGCGCAATCTGCACAAACCTTATGACCACCGACGAAATACAATCCTGGCCGCTTGTTGCAATCGTCACAATTTCGGACTGCCCATTCGTATCTCATGCTGTCACGCTTTCCGCTTCCCGCGCCTTGGGCCGATATTCGGTTATGGCTTCCAATCCCAGCGGGTCAAGCAAGGATACGCCGGGGCTTCGCAGCCCGTTCAAAACATCTGACAGGTAAGATGGCGAGATGCCGAGCTTTTTGGCCAAGGCAGCCTGTGAGCCTTCCTCTTCGGCCATCCGATTGAGCTTTTTGATTAGTTGCTGCGATGTCATGAGCGCATATTCGCTTATGCGCGTATGGATGTCAAGCGGAAAATGGAGTACTAGCGAAAAACGGTACTACTTCTGTGGATTTGTGTCTAAAAAGGCAGCCCCGCCCCCTAAAGAGCCTGAGTGGGGTCAGGCCGCTAGGGAAGCGGGGCCGTGGGGTGGTAGAGGGAAAGTCTCTAAGGTCTGCTGCTAGGGTCTCTGGAAATGGCTCCCAAGGCTGCTACGGCGGCTGCTAGAGCCAACTGCTTCCAGTTTACCCCGTTTATGAATACGTGCGCGGCTGCTATGGCTGCGCCGCCGAGAGTGGTCTTCAGATGGCCGAAAATGTTGCTCAACATGGGTTATTCCTCCAAGTCTAAGGTTTCTACTGGTCGTTGCTGTCCGGGCGGATCGAAAATCTGGATGGAGCAGCCTTCCGGTGTTTGCTCGACGGCCTGCTCGATAGCGGGATACAGCGCGTTGAAGGCATCCCGCGTGAAGAAGATTTGATCTTGGGCCTTGCTCTTGCCTACCAGGATGCAGCCCTCCGAGGCTCCCGGCACGTTGCCCCAATGGATTTCGCAATAGGAAACGCCGGGGGTGTCGCGCAGCAAGGGCATGGGCCTGCCAAAGTGCGGGGAGTTATAGATGCTGATTTTATAGGTTCCGGCCTGTACCCGATGGAAAGGAGAATTGACGCTTGGCCCGGGCCGTTCCAGCGTCCAACAGCCATGCACGCCGTCAATGAACAATTCGCCTTGGGTTGAGATCGCGGATTCCGACTGGCGGTAAAGAGCAAGCCTCACTTCAATGTCCGTTCATCCCGCGCGGATAGCGGATGCCTTTGACTTCCAGCGGCCCCTCGTCTTCCTCATGCAGATGAGGCCGATATTCCCCAAGTGTCCACATGAGTTTGCGAAAGCCAAAGTAGGCGGCTGCAAGCGTCGGAATGAGATAGACAGCCCCTTCCGTCAGGATGTGCTGCCAGTTAAGACCAGTTTCAGGGGGCATGGGTTCTCCTAGGGAATCCACAAGATCGCTGAGATCACACACAAGCAGACTAAGACTCCGCACAAGAATCCGCCTACCCAGATGTGGATGTCGCGCATTTCGCTTGGGAACAGGTTGCGGAGGTTCACTGGAGCGCGTCCCTTTCGGCTTGCTCTATTTCTTCTGCGCGGCGCAAATCTCCCTGCTCGGCTTTCACTCCGTGGTTTGGCTGAATTTTGTCGAGCCACCAGACCATGAATTTGCCCAACAGGTTCCCACGTTGCGCGGCTCGCTGACTTCTGGCACTCATTGTTTCGTCGGGCAGACCGCCAGTGATGATGTTGGCCTCTTGGTCTGCCCCGACGAGCACGTTATGGATGTATTCCTCTAGCTTTTTGAACATGGTAAAATAGCCTTGTTATGCCTGGTCATCGTGATCGAGAACCTCTTGCTAATCGCTTTTTGAAAAAAGTTTACAAGACTGAGAATTGTTGGTTTTGGCTTGGAAGCCGATTCAATAATGGGCATGGCAAAATGACCGTTGCCGAAGTGCAGCAAGTCGCCACGCACGTTTCTTGGTTTCTTGCGCATGGCGAATGGCCGCCCGCTGACAAGTTGGTTCTCCATACCTGCGACATCCGCCAATGTGTTAGACCGGATCATCTCTTCCTTGGAACTCAGGGCGAAAATACAAGGGATGCGGTTAGTAAGGGCTGTCACGGTCGCATCCCTGGAGAAACATGCAAATGGGGACATCGGTATGACCGCTTCGTGCCGCATACAAATCCAAGCGGCAGGGTAATTCGGCGCGGTATCTGTCTAGCTTGCAAACGAGCATCTTGGCGAAGAACTAGAACGTAAAATTGATCGTCCCCACTGGCACTTTAATCAACTGATAGCTCGGCCCGACAAGGAACTTGTAGCCGAAGCCGATCTGCGTATGGTCGGACAGTGGCTTGCTTCCGTAGATGCCGAAGTTGCCGACGATGTGATGCGTGCGCGGCTTGCCAACGCCGTTGGAAATGCTTTCTTGTCCCGCTCCGGCTTGGAAGGTCACAAGATAGTTGCTCGGGTCAATGAGCAATTTGGACTTGAGACTCTTCGGCAAAAATGTTCCTGCTTCCACCGTGTAGTTCGCCACGCCGCTGCCGTAGCGGGTAGCGGAACTGTCAGAAGGGTTGGTGATGAACTCGTAGGCTACCGATACGCTCTTGGTGAGCTGGAAGCCCGTCGAAGAAATGGATGCGGGCTGGCCCGAAGCAGATCCGCTGATTACAAAATGTTGCTCAGTCTGCGCCGAAGCATAGCCGCAAAACCCCAGGATGAGTAACAACAGTGATGCGATTCGAGATTTCATTTTTTTTCTCCTTTAGCTCAGATGAGATTGCATTTCCGATGTTTCGTGGTGGCACTGCTCCAACAAAAGCTCAATGTCTCGTGCAACGTCCACTAGCGAAAGTTCCGCTGGCTTGGGCGGTTCGCCCTTGCTGGCTTCATTCGTTGGCTGGATTCCCCGGATGGCCTTGTTGACGCTGCGAAGGCGGCTCCGCAACTCGATTAGGCCGCGCACTTGGTCGCCCAACCGTGTAATGACCGCAGGCCCGGTTTGTCCTTCGCCGCCGATGCTGTTCACGGCTAGTTCTTCAACTGCCCTTGGTGTCGTGTAGTTCATTTCTTCTCCTTTTTGGTTTAGAATTACCGAAACTCCATGTCCAGTACGCTCCGCAAATGCGCTGACGGCATCTGGCGACGGAAATTCAAGTCCTCGCGCTACAAGCGTCCGCGTGTCTTCTGTTATGTGGAAATTCCCGGCGAAGCGGTCAAACTCATCGAGCAACCCCAGAAGCAAAGCCCCCTGCCAAAATGCTGGTATTGCGGAGCGCCCGCGAAGACGAAAGACCATGTAATCCCTCGCTCGAAAGGAGGACGCGGGGCGGGCAATAAGGTCTGGGCATGCCTCCGCTGCAACCAAGAAAAAAGCAATTTGCTCCTCGAAGATTACCGGGCATTCGTCGCCATGCGTAAGAATCTGCCGATTGAGGAAGTTGTGTTTTTTCGGGAGCGAGCCGTGGTCACTTCTTCTCCTTAGGATTCACTTCCAAAGTCTCGCCACACTGCGGTTTGTAAACCATCTTTAGCGGCGCACAGGTCAGCGTCCCTTTGTCGTTTTCGCGGCACTCCGTCTCAGGTGTAAGGGCTACGCTTTCAATGCAGAATCGCGGGATCACCACTTTGGCCTGCACTGGTTTCTTCGGAGCACAACCGACAAGAGCTAACAAGGCAATCGCTAGAATCAAGAAAAGCTCTATCGCTATCTGGAGCCTGCTCGGGCGCAATGGTCTTTCCGAATCTGCTCTGCAAAGGCTCGCCAGCCCATCTCACTGAGCACTTTCTGCCACTCAAGTTTTGTCAGGCGGTGCACTGTTACTTTTGGCGGGTTGCTGCTGCGGTCTACTACGTTGACGGTCATCTGTTTTACTCGGCGCAATGGCGCACCATTCCGCTCCACACGGGCACTTCAACAACTCGGGGTAGTGCGGAACTTCCGCGAAGTACAGGCTCGCCCCGCAGCCGAAACAGAATCCGTGGAAGTGCACGCCCGATTTCTGCTGCTTCCATTCGCTTATTGGCTGGCACCCACAATTAGTGCAGAGGGCGCTTGCGGAAGAATCCTCGCAGTGACTTGGTTCGATGGCAGGCTTTCCTGTCCATTCACAACCGTAGTCACCTGATAGCAGAAAGCTCCCACGGTGACAGTGGTGTCCGTGTAAGTGTTCACGGCAACGCCCGTTGTAATGGAAGCGAACACAGAACTCGTGGAACAGGCTCCCGCCGCGCGGTAGACAGTCACCAATCCGCCGTCAGTCGAAGCCGTCCAGTTCAGCGTCACGCTATGGGGCGCGGCCTGAGCCTGTGCCACGTTCGCAATCAGCACCAGCAATCCTGCAAGAATCAGTTTCTTCATTTCGCCTCCGGTTTGTAGTTCAAGTAATCGTGTATCCCGAATGCCGTCTGCGTTGCCGGAACCCAATAGGCCAGTCCGTAGCAGGCAGGTTTCGGGCCATCGTCCTTGTGGCACTTCTCGCTGGCAGCGATCATCGCGCCGCCCATGCCGATGGAAAACCAGTTGAACGCTCGGCGCGAGCCGTAGCCTTCGATGCAGCGTTCGACATCTCCACGCGAACAGTAGGTCGTCCCCTTGTACTGAACCGTGAAGGCTGCGGCCTCTGCGCCAACAGCGAACAGCAAACGTTTGTGGTGTTTGGCCCAGTTAATCGGCCCAGCTTGAGCCGGAGCCGCGAATAAAAGCAAAGCGAGAAGAAGAGGTTTCATGGCGTAACGCATGTGATTTGAACTATCTCTGTGCTGCTGGCCGTGGGTGTGAGGCTGAAAGTAAAAGTGACTCCGGCTGTACTGAGGGCGGATGGCGTAAAAGTCCCATTCGCATTTGTCCCCCCAGTCTGAGTAGCGGAGCAAGAGAACGGAGCGACCAAATAGGGTGTGGGGAAAGTATAGGTGATGGTTGGGGAGGCTCCAGTCGAAGCAGACCCGTTCGTGATAGTGAATTGAATGGGCGCATCGCCACCAGAAAGCGTTCCTACTGCCGCGCCTGTTCCCCAGTTTGCGCTGAGAACCAACTTGCCAGCCGTCACTGGAACAAAGTTGGCGTCTCCCGCTTCGTTGATAACCGCTCCGGCAACCACGGGAGCATGGCCCGTGCAGGTGTTCCCGCCGTTGCTTATATATGTGCCGCCTGCTTGCACATTCAAGCAGGCCGTGCTGGTTCCAGCGAATCGGGAGTTTACGGCACTTACTATGCCAGGAGAGCCTATGAAAATCCCGTTCAGATTTGCCGCTAAGGAAAAACGTAGATTCGTCAGGCGGGCGGTCCCTTGGATATTCGCCCCGTTATTATTTGAATTGCCCCCGAGGATGGAATCTCCGACTGAATCCCAAAAGCCGCCAGTATCCACCCCAACGACGCTTCTGCCTGCTCCGGCTTGGCCCAAATAGCAACTTGTGGTTGTCACCTGTGCGCTTGGGGCAATGTAGAGATTGGCGATGTTCGTCAGGCCGCCGATATTTGCGCCGTTGTTATCCCCAGCGAAACAATCATTAATTGTGTTGAATGGCCCCAGTCCGGCGTTCCGTACAACGATGCCTATTGCTCCTGCGCCATCTTCAATGATGTTTTCGATGTAGGCTCCTGGCCCTTCCATCTGAACGCCAATCAATGAATTGTCGGACGCTCCCCAGCAGCAGACTTGAAAATCAATGAAGTTGTCGTCCGTGGAGGTGGTTATGATTGCAAAGGCATGGGTTCCGGTTGACGCTATTTCGCCACCTGAAATTGTAAGGTCTCGAATGGATTTTCCTTGAATACCGAATGCACAAGATGGAACCGTACCTAGCCCCGTGCAGGTTCCGGTATAAGACCCAGCCGTAAAAGTCGGGGTGAAGATAAATCCGCTGTTATTCCGGCCAATGCCACGAATGACCATTCCCTGGTCGTTGAAATTCCCAATCGTGTACCTGCAAGTCGGTGTAGTATTACCGAACCCCTGTGCGTTGCCACTCACTCCAGGCTGAACGATAAACCAGCCCGTCACAAAAATCGTTGGGCATGGGCCTACTGTTCCGTAGGCGGCAGCTATGGCGGCTTGCACCGCTGTTGTAGCGTCCAAACCAAAATAGAATTGGCAGCCGCCGTTAGCCGTTAGCTGGCATGAGGCATTGCTGGTCGCATTTATCGGCGTCGTACAGGTTCCAGTTGTCGTACAAATGCTGGCAGTATTCCCGTTTACAGAATTGATGACTCCTTGCGTGATATATGCAAGAGATGAAGTTTTAACTGGTCCACCGGCTGCACCGCAGCAGGATACCCATGCGATTTTTCCGATATCAGCGGAAGTGAAAGTGTAGTTATTGCACGTCACGACGTTTGAGCCGGTGGTGATGCTGAGATTACCATTGCTGCACAGATTGGCTTTCGGCGCTCCATAGGGGGCCACGCTTATATCAATGGTGTTATAATAGTTCCCCATAATCGACCAAGAATTTGCGTTTGGCCCGCAACTATAGACGCCAAACGGGGCAACGTTAAGCTGAGCAGGAGCCGTCACTCCCGGCGTACACGTCCCCGGCAGTGAAGAGACGGAAGAGATGCCGCCTCCGCTGCCCGCTGGCCCTGGAGGACCGATTAGCCCGGTATTCAAGCCTGTCGAGATCGTCACAACCGCTGTCCCCGAGGTATAGGCCGAGCAGCGCACCCGAATGTCCGTAAAGCCATTAGTGTTGTAAGTGGTGGTTCCGGCAGCGGAGAGCGTTGCTGCCGTAGCCCAAGTCTGGCCGCCATTGTTAGATTCTTCGACAAGCAGAGTTGCGGTGAATGTTCCCGTGATCGCAACTGTTGAAATGTTTGCATTTGGAGGAAGCGGGCTTTCCCAGACACAGCTAGAGGGAACGGAAGTGCAATTAGTGGAAGTGGCCGAGATGTTTCCCGTTGCGGAGTTCTGTGCCGACAGGCTCCCGCTTGCCATCAAGCAGAAGATGGTGAGGAAAAACAGTTTAGTTTTCATGGGATTTTCAGAAAGTCGCTTTCGCATAAATCGTGTATTGCGGAATCGGAGAGCATCCCGCAGAGTTCAGCACGCTGGTCGTGGTGTACGTGACGGCGGTTCCAGCCTTGGCGACGATGGAAGTCGCTGTTGTCGTTCCAGTCGCCACGCCACTGTCCACCGCCCCATTTGCACTTATGCTCAACGTTCCTAGCGTAATCGTCTCCGCCGTATTGCCTGGGGCCGTCCATGCCAAAGTTGCAAAGACGGTGTTGGCTCCAGCCCCGCAACCGGCCCCTGCAAGACTCTGCGTGGTGGCGATGTTGACCGTCACCATCTGCGTCTGCGGCATGCTGGCAATAACCGTCTGAGTACTCAGATTCGTTCCAAAATTCGTTCCCGCGCTTGTCTGCACGCCGCTGCCGAACGGATTGCCCGCAAGTGTGATCCCCGGCGTCGCAATCCCCTGCATCCCCGGCATCAGCATCGTCGGGCCACCGCTAGGCAATGCTCCGTTGCTCGCGAACGAGTTTAATGCGAAGGAACTCCATACAAGAGATGTCGTGCTGGCCGCGAGCGGGTCACCAAACGTGTTCGCCGCTGCAAATCCACTTGTACAATTCGTTCCATTCGAGACGCAGTAGTACAAATTCTGCGACTTGGGGTTGCCCGCGAATCCGCCCAGGTTGCTGATAGTGATGGTCTGGTTGCCTGTTGTCGTGGTGCAAGCGAGAGACGCTGGAGAATACGAACCTTCTCCGCCATTCTGCCACACAGGGACAATCACGAATTGGTAGGAACCTATTGCCAGCGAGCCACCGGCGCTGACCGCACAAGTCGGAGCGGAATGCGGCGCGCTGTTCACGAAGATGGGATAGTTCACTCCGGTTGAGAGGGCAGTATCGAAAATGTTGTTGCAGTATGTCGAATAGTTGGAGCCGAAAATCCCGTCGGATGCTCCGCCTTGACAAACTGGGCCAAATGCGCTGACGTTTGGGCTGACTTGGGGAGTATTGCCAACCCCGCCAAGGATGTAAATGGGCAATCCTTCTACACCGGAGATCACAAGCCCATTAGCAGGAGATGATGGAGTGCAAACGCCGCCGCTCGGAAAAGCTACTGCGCCGGCTGAAGCGGCGAAGATGCACGGCTCTGCTATGGTATCTAGCGTAATTAGGTTGAGAATCGCGCCCCAGTTGTTAGTGTAACCAGAGAACGTGTACAGAGGAGTCGAGCCGCCGTTGATGTAGCTGTGGTCAATTTTCCAACCTCCACCCGATGCCACACCATTTATCTGGCCGCCACGGTGGACGTAGTAAGCCGACCGCACTTGCCCTTGCCCGCAGAGGTTGCAGTAGAAAACCGGAGTCTGCGAGCCGCTGTCGCTCACCGGACCGCCTGGAGCGAATCCATCTTGGTCTATGATTACGTTCGTGGCCGATTGCCCCGCGCTGCCTCGCAGGTACAATCCGATGCCCATGTAATCGTTGTTGCCACTGCCGGTGAAGAAATAGTCCTGCGTGAACGCCATGTTGAAGCCGCCCTCGTAGAGAGCGCCGAGGATGCCATTGACGCTGCCTCCATTGCTGAAAGTGACTCCCTGCAAAACCACGCCAAATAGCAACGAGTTATAGAGTGCGGGGTGCGCGGCGTTAACAGAAATCGCCGGATTCCCACGCCATATGCCGGGGCCGCTTGTGTTGTTTCCAACCGCCGAGCGGTCGCCGTACCACTGGCACTTGCAGGCAATCGTCTCGTTGCTGTACAAGCCACCCGATTGCATGACGTTCACGTTTGGAAACGCCTGAACATCGATGTAGGAATTGATGGGGAATGAACCGCCGCTTGGGTCAATGGGAATGTAGACCGAACTCCCATTGGCGCTTGCCGCTGTGAATGCAGCAAGGAGTGCTGGGCCGCTCGAAAGCCGAATCGAGACCCCGCTGACCGACTGGCTTGCCGCGTTTGCTACGGTCAGAGTGGTGCTCCCACCGCCGCTGACAATCGTTGTGTTCAGGTTGCCGTTGACGGGGCTGCTCGGGGCCGTCGTCGGCACGTAGGCAGGAAAAATCTGGTTGTCCATCATCGGCGAGCCGAAGTCGTCGAATGTAAGGTCGGTATTCGTGCCCTGCGGCATCGAGCGCCCGATGAGCGCGAACGTGCCGGGATTCGCTCGGTCGCTGTAAATGAAATACTCCACCGCCGCAGACCCGCTGCTCGCCCATGTGATGTGGTTTGCGTTGTACCAAATCAGCACGCCGCCCGTGCTGGCCGTGCTCGCGCCTTGGCGCGTGTCCAGCGAGTCCAAATAGACGAAGTGCGTGTTGTCAGCCGTCGAATTGACAACATGCCGCCCGTAGAAGCTGCCATCTGAGAGACTATTTCCCGCTCCGATTTTAATTTGCGCCCCAGCCACTAAGCCGTGCGCTGAAGCTGTAATGCACGTCACGACATTGTTGCTCCGCGAACAGGACGTGATGTTTACCTGCTGATTGCCGAGAGATGCTGCCCCGGTTGTCGTAGTCGCAACGGTGCTCGCGGCGGTCTGCCCGCCCAGCGCATCCCGCCCGGTCACTTTGTAGTTGTAGGTCGTCGCTCCCGTTGGCCCGTTGACCACGATTCCGGTTCCAGTTCCCGCCTTGGCAAGCACCGGCGTTACCGTGACGGCTCCTGGCGTCGTGATGCTCGGCGTCGGTCCGCAGCCATATGCCGAAATTCCATCGCCGTTCACAAACGTGCTCGCCGAGGAAAGCGTCAGCGTCGTCGTCGTTCCACTGCAAGTGGCAGTTATTCCCGCTGCAATGGGAGCAAGGTTTACGTTCCCCGCCCGCGCCCCATAGCTCGTAATATCCACATACGGATTCGGCCCTTTGAAGCGAGCGTTGAGGCTTGTAGAAAAATTCGTTCCGTTGTCGGTCTCGGAGCACGCGGAGAACGTTAAGCCATTCGTGCATTGGAGGGTGCCGCTAGGCCCAGCGGGGAGACCGGATGCGCCACTGAGGGAAGGCAAAGCAATATAGTTTACTGTGGGGCTGCCGTACCCACCATAGATGTCAGCCCCTTGGTTCTGCGCCAAAACCAGTGTCACTGCTCCGTTAATCGTGCAATTGCTACAGGTAATTGTCACCGTTCCGGCGCCGAGGTTAATAACAGAAAGCATCGTTCCTGGACCGAATCCCAAAGTCGCCCCACTTGGTAAGGTCACAGCTACGGGGCTGGCATTATTGAAAGTCGTGACCCGCGTGGTGTCGGCTGCTACAAACTGATAACTTGTACCTGTCTGAGCATTCGGCGTAGTCAACATTCTGGCGTTCGTCTGGGCGTAGCAAGCAGGGGATAGGGTAAACAGGCAGGCGAGCACAAACAGGCTGGCAGTGAGCGTTCTTGAGCGTTCTAGGGCTATCAGGAACATCGCTCTGGACTTTCTAGGCGAATCATAGGCGAACCTTCGCTGCATTTTCGGGATTGCGCTGCGATGCTGGACAGCGGGAAAATTGAGGCATGAAAAAGCTTTTGCTTCTGACTGGGCTCCTGATGTTGGCTCCGATGGTGAAGGGGCAGCCTCCTTGGTGGAATGCCGCCGAGAAAGCCAGCGCTGAGGCTTGGTTGCGAACTGCCCATTGTCAGTGCGAACAATCCTTCGCCGTCGATGTTGATGGTCCCGCAATTCAAATAAGAGTCTTTAACCCGCTTCGGTCTGGCTCGCACGAATCTGCATTTACGGTCAATCTGCATACGGTTGCGATCTTCCACACGCATCCGAATGATTCCGTTCCTTCAAGGGAGGACAAAGAGTTGGAACGTAGATACCGAATTCCATTCTTCGTAATCCACGGTTCCGATCTTATCGAATGTCGATAACTCAGAAAGGTCCTTCTAGTCGGATGTGGATTGCGTACTGCATCGGAGTTGCTCCCGAGGAAACATAACCCGCTGTTGAATACTGAATCGCCACACCATTTTTCGCGAAAAAGCCTCCACTGAACGGATTCAGGCTCGGATTCACTTGGCCGATCGTGTTTCCTGTGCTGGGATTTGTGATCGCAATGGTTTCTGCCACACTCGAATCAGCGTCCGTATACGTGACTTGACATTGAGGAAGCGTCGAACTTGTCGTCGCTGCTTGCGTCACGACGAGATAACAAGACATGCGGTAAAACCCGTTGGCGCTGGGCGTAATGATCGTCGTGGCTGAGATATTCGCTGCTTGCGTCGTCAAATTCACGGCTCCAGCTATCGGAGCGCCGCTCCCTGTCCCCTTCTGCGTTTCGTAATTCGTACCGTCGCTGTAGATATCTGCGCCTTGGCCTGTGACTAGGACTAAAGTTGCTGTACCATCAATGGTGCTCGTCGCTGGCGTGATGGTTACTGCGCCCAGTCCCAGATTGCGAACGTGGAACTGCGTTCCTGCGCCGAAGCCTGTCGTAGTCGCCTGTGGGAGCGTGACGGCGATAGCGGCAGCGTTCGAGAACGTAATGAGTTTCTGCTGGTCTGAGGCAGCAATCGTGTAGCTGACGCCCGTCTGACTATTTACGCCATTGATCGGAGGAACATCCGCTGCCTGAATCGTGCCGTCCACGTACTGCGTCCCATTGTTGCGGGGATAATGGCCCGCCGTGTTTGTCGAGTTCTTCAGTGTGTTCGCGGAGATGTCGATGGTTTTGTTTGTGAGCGTCTGAATCCCGGTGTAACTAACGATGCAGTCCCAGAACGTGACGAATTCTCGGATACAGCCAAGGTCTGACCTATACCCAAGTTCCCCCGCTGCGCCTGTCGGATCGCTTACCACGGCGCCGAAAGTTATGTTTTGAATGTTGTTCAGGATTTGGTAGGCGGAAACGTTGTCAGTACACCACTGCTGAACGAGCGAAGAGTTGTACCCGCAGAATTTGTATGACTGATTGGAAAGCCAGATGCCTGTCTGCGTTGAGCCGTTGGAAGGGGCGCCGGTTGCGTCCAGCGGAATCGGCCAAGCATTTATGATTGAGCCGGTGCTGTCGGTGTAGGTGTCTTGGCGCGTCGTTGTGCCTGCTTGGTAGGTGTAGACGAAGCCTCCGGCCAAGACTTTGCCCGTTGCGTCGAGAAACTGCGGATGCACGGACGGCGCGAGGGCGACCGGGATTTGGGCCTTGCCGGAAAAAACGCAGGCGAGTAGAATAAAACCAATGCTGCACGCCTTTGCAACCATCCTCGTTATTTTCGTGCTCATGTTCATCGTGCGATTTCTCCAGGCATTTTTCAGGGCGCTGTTTGCTGTAATCGCTTTAAGAGTTCGTAGCCGCCGAAGGCCGCACCCATACCCGGTCCCGCGACTCCCAGAAGTTTCTTCAAGGCAGCTAGGTTAAACGCGCTGCTCGAAGGCAGCGGGGTGTACGGTGAGGAGATTGGCATCGCGGGCACTGCTTCTTCCGCTTTCTGAACTGCGGTCTTTGGCGGACTCCATTTCCCTGCCATGTACTTCCCGGTGTTCTGTCGCACAGTGTCCACTGCTTGCGCCAAGTCCCCGTAGTGCATGTCCACGGTTTTCATGCCGGGGACCGCATCATGCAGGTCATTCGAGACAGCGCTGTAGATCGCACGCCCGATGCCCCTCAAAGAATCCACTGTTGCATTGGGACTGAAATTCGCATCATTTCTAAGTGCTTGGCGGAGCGCAAGAGTCTGCGTCGGCGTAGCTTTACGAATATCGGCAATGCCTAACTCTTGCTGATGGCTATTGATAATCTCCATTGCTTTTTCTTGCAGCCCAGGGTCCTTGACTTGGTTTTTAATTACACCTGTAACGGATTTCCCGGCGTCCAAGGTGATTCCCTGCTCCGTCGCTTTGTCGGCGGTTGCCTGAACTGCTTTCCCCGCAGCCTGAAAGCGCGGGCCTATAGCAGCGGCTTGCTCTGGCGGCGTCATCTTTTGCAGCGCTTCTGTCGTGAAGCCTTCCGCTTCGAGGCCGCGTCCTGGAATCCCATAGGCGTTCTCGATGTTGGCCGAGCCTTTGGCGATACGGATGGCTTTCGCGCCAGTCGTGCCGATGGATTGATTCAGGTCGCTCCAGTTTCCGAGTTGACCTTGTGGCTGTGCAGCTTTCACGGCGGCGACGTTGGCTTGCCCTTCTGCAACTGCCTGAGCGCCTTTCTGCTCAACCGCCAGATAGCGGGCAAGGTTCGCATTCTTTGCTTCTTCGAGAGCCTTTGTATAGCCCGTGACATTGTTCCAAAAATCCCCGAGTTTTTCAGCGGCAGGAGCGAGGAGTTTCTTGCCCATCGAAGAAAGGGCGGACGTGGCAAGCTCGGCGGCAGGTTGAAGAACAGTCGCTGCCGCTCCCGTCTGTAAAGCCTCTTTCGGCGTTGCACCGCCAGCAAACGCGCCCGTCCCACTGCCAACCCCTGTGGCCAATGCACGAAGCGCCATTGTTGGGGCCGTCCCGCCTGCCATCGCGCCCGCTGCCGCTCCAGCAAATTCCCCCGATGATTTCTGATAAGCATTTTGCACGTCCGCTGTCTTTGCAGTCGGCGGCAAATCCAAATCATTTCGCAAGCGAAGCTGAGACTCGCTCTGGCCGGCTACTGCTTGCGCCGTAGGCGTTCCGAGGTTTACGCCAGTTAGGTGCGCAATGTAGCCTTTTTGACTTTCCGGGTCCATGCCGCTGAAGTTCTTATCGACATGCGACAAATATCCGCGCTGCTGGTCTAATGTCATGGCGCGAAAGGTCGCGTCCTTTGAGAGCGCGTCGTAATCTACTTGGGGCGTGTCGGCCATTTACGGATTAGCGCCCTTCTTTTGCTGCGCGAGCCAATCGGCGGGAGAAAGAACTTTGCCCTTACTCTCCGCCTCCGGCGCAGAAGTTGCGCCCAATCGCGCTTTGATGTCCTCAATCTGTTGCTGGTAGCTTACGTGCCGGTTGCTCATGTCCTGCTTGAGCGTGTCCGCAAGGTGCATGATCTGGCCCACTGTTGCGCTGGCGGGAATGAACGAAGCAACTTCTTTTCGTGCGGTGTCCGAAAGCTGCCCAGCCAGCCCCGGCGAGGACGTAACTTTCGCAATCTCGTTCACGGCAACTTGCCGCGCGGCCTCGAATGATGCTTGGTCCTTTGACCCAAGCATTCCAGCCGCGCTACGTAGCGGAGCGTTTGCGAGCGGAATCCCGGTGTCGATGGCTTTCTTGGCAAGCCCGGTGAACATATCGAGGTTCTTGATTGCCGTGCTCTCGAACGCGCTGACTTGGTCGAGATTCGCTTGGAGTTTGGAGAGCGAAGCTTGATTCGCTTTGTATTCTGCCGAGTTTGCGGCGAGCGATTCCCCTGGATGGAGTTCATTTGCGCGGTTCATTATGGCCTTGTTGAAGGCCAAAGCAGGGCCACCCCTGCCAGTGGGAGGTAATGTCCCAGTGGATCTGTATTTTTCGGCCTGCTGGTCGAAAGCAGCTTGGGTCATTCCGAATTGCTTCGCTACATCGGCAGGAGAAGCCCCGACACCAGTATTGTTCATTAACTGGAAGTTGTAGGCCGGGACGATCTTTTTCATTGCGATTGTGTAGTCGCTGAAACCTTTGTTTTCATTCCCCGGCTTTGTTTTCCAATCGGCATAGCTAATGTTTTCGGCGGGGACACCCGGCGCTCCCACGCCAGGATGCTGCTGATACCAGAGGGCTTCCTGCTTCTTGGCGTTGGCGGTTTGTAAGGCTTCCTCGCCTTTGTTTTGCGCCTGTATCGTTTCCGCCGCCTCTTTCCGCTTGTCCTGCTCCTGCTTGAGATAGGCTTCTTGAAGTCCGAGTGCGACGCCGTGCTGCTGGAGTTGCTGCTTCGTCAGCGGTTGGTTCGGGTCTACTTTGGCGTTGTTGCCGGGGATGCTGTTGAACTGTTGCGAGATCGCAGGCCACTGCTTCGCTAAATCCTCATCCGATAGTCCGGCAACGTTGCTGTAAATCTTCTGCTGCTGGTCATGGACTTTCTGGAAGTTGTCGAGTTCCGCTTGTGTCGCCTGCGCGTGCTTCTGGCGGATCGAAGCATCGGTGTCCAGAAGGCTCGTATAGGTGGGCAGCGAAATTTTCCCCTTGAGGGCCGTCGCGGCATCGGAAAAAGTGTCGTTGGGATTTTCCTGCATGTGCTGCATGACTAATTTTTGGTCTGCTACTTTTTGCTGCTCTAGGGCGAGTTGCTGCTGCTGAATCTGCTGGCCCTGCATCATGGACTTCAACGCAAGCAGTCGCTGAATCCCCGCCGTTGGGTCTTGCGGAGGTTGAGCACTCAGAGCTGGGAGAGGTATCGAGCCCATTCTACTGTTGCCCCAAAAGCATCATAAGTGCGCGAAGGTTGCCGAAATTGCCTTGTGGCATTCCCGGCGACTGCATCGGAACTGTAGTCTGACCGGGCAGCCCTGAATAAATCGGTGCTCCGCCATCCGCCATTGGCGGGCGGCCCCCCCAGCCTTGCGCCGGTCCCGGCATTGGTCCGCCATAAGTATGTGGTGCCACGCCAACGGGTAGACCTATGGGATGCGGCATTCCGCCAGTAAGACCGTGCAGCGCCGCGAGGTTCGCGAAATTCGGATTGAAATTGAAGTTGGGAAGCATGTTATGTGAGAAAATCAGGGCTGAGATAATTTGGAGTTACGTCCGAAAAGCTGCCACCGCCTCCAAGGAGTTTCTGCATCATGAGCAGATTCATGATGTTGCTCGTCCCGCCGCCAAATGCGTTTCCTGCGCCCACGTAGCCTGATGCCTCTGCCGCCGCCGCGTTTTGAATGTCTTGCCCCTGTTGGGCTCCGGTCGTGAGGAAGATGTTTCCAACATTGCCTGCTGCCGCTTGTCCTTCTTGCCCGAGAGTGTTTGCCGCCGTCTGTCCTGTCCCTGAAAGCGCCGCCAGCCGGTTGAGGATGTCGTTGTGTTGCCCGTACCGCTGGAGGTATTGCTGAAACGCTTGGTTATAGACGTTCGTGTAATCGCTCTGCGCCGACTGCTGCCCGTAACGCGCGAGTGCCTCTTGTGTGTTGCCGGAGTAGAGAGCGCCTTTTGCGGCGGCAGAATTTTGCAGCGCCTGTTCGCCTTGCTGCTCTTGGAATTGATAGCCGGGATATTGCGCCGCTTCCTCTGCGGTTGGCGGCTTGAAAGTTTCGTCCCAACCCTGCCCCGGTTCCGCGAGAATCCCTTCTAAGTTGCTGAGTGCGCCTTTACCCGCTGAAAGCCACGGCGCAAGATTCGCTTGCTGGGTGTTCCATTCCTGTTTTTGGAAGTCGAGCGCATTCTGGGCTTCTTGGGCTTGGAGTTCGGCGGCGCTCCTTGCTGCTCCTGCTTGCTCACCTCCAGCCATAAGGGAAGTAGCCCCGCCGATTCCAGCGGCTGCGAGACTCCCTCCAACGATAGCTGCTGTGCTCATATACGTTTCGTAAAGGCGTAGTCGCTCAGCCGATAGCCCAAAGCGGTGAAGAGTTTCGACTGGTCTCTGTGAACCTTGCAGGTGAGATAAATCTTGATAGCCTTCTTTTCGTGCGCGAACGATTCCATATATTTCAGGAGTGCCAATCCGGTCCCCCGCCGATGCTCGGGAGCGACGTAATAGGCATCCACAATCAGCATGAGGCCCGAGTTCCGATAGTGCAGGTGTGGTGTAAGCAGCGCCCAGAGATAGCCGACGAGCTTCCCTTCATGCCGCGTCGTGAGAACGTGCCACAGCCCCATTTTTTCGAGCATGGCCATCTTGTCAAAGTCAGGATCGCCGCGAAGGTCAAGGTCGAGGCCAAGTTCTTGCCAATGCTCATAGATGAGCGGCGTAGCTTCTCTAACAAACGATTCCACGGGCTCAACTTGGAACGTGGTCAGGGATGAGACTGCACAAGTCTCCAACGGTCTGAACCTCCGTATACCGCTTATCGGGAATCTTGAAGTTGAAAGCATTTTCTACGGCTGAGACGAGAGAAAGAAATTCGAGCGAATCGGCAACGAGCGAATCGAGCCGCGTCGAAGCCAAAATGTCAGATGCTTTCGCGCCTGTCTCTTGCGCAATGACCGTTAGAAGTTGTTCAGGGGGATGCGCTTCCACTGATTGACTCCTATGCAGACATACAAAAAGTTTCCATCCTGCTCCAACCCTTGAATTTGCAGCGGCGTTCCCGCTGAACCGCTGGTTTTCGGCGCTCCGCTATTCGAGAGCCATTGCTGCACCGTCTCAAGCCATCGCCTGAAGAAAAAGACAGGCTCGCCATTCTTGTCGATGATGACTGTTCCCGGAGGGGCTGGCGGTTGGAATTTAGGCACGCTTCGCCATCTCCGTCGCGAGTCGTGACGCTGGCACGGGGTCTGAATCGGTGAATAGGTATGCGTCGATGATTTTCCAGTCGGCGGCGTCTTCCATCGAGATTTCATAGACCCGGTCGCGGGCTTGCCCGAGCCTTCGCCAAATCACGCGCTTGGTATATTCCCCGCCCTGCCCACAATCGCGGTCAATTCCGTCTGACCATGTATGCCCGCCGTCGTTCGACCATTTGAGCGTCATGAGCGGCCCGCGTCCCACAATCCCTTGCGGGATAGCTACGAGGTCGCCGATACCCCCGCCAAAGTTCACTAAGTTGAGCGTCCAGTTTTGATCTCCGAGGATGCTTACGAACGGGATAGAAACGGGATTCGAGTCAATGTAGTTCGCTTGCAACGTGGCTGAGATAACCCCCAAGGCGCTGATTTTGATTTGCCATGAAGTTGTATTGCCTTCGTCGTTGATGAAGAGTGTTTGCGCGGAGGAAATATCTCCCGCAGGATTCAGCGGCGCTTGCAGGATGCCGTTCTCGCCCATCTGCAGGCTGCGCAGATTCCCGTTTGCGTCCAGCATGGGAATGATTGTGGGCACGGCTGCGCCTTGAAACTGTGGCCCTAACCCCGTTTCCACGGGCACTTGCAAGTAATCATGGAAAATGCGGGCTTCCTCTTTTGCGATGTGCGGTGCACGCCGCACGCGGCGAATAACGTTTCCGAAGTCGCTCAGAATGGCACTGGATTGCTGATACACAATGCCGGTGGTCGGATCACCGACAAGGTGCCCGCCGAAAGCCGGGTTGAACGTATGGCAGAATGCCCGATGCATCGTAAAGACTCCGGGCTGCGGATTCCAGAAACCTTTTTGCAGCCACTGTCCGGTTGCCACGTCGAAAGCCCAGGTCTTCTGTGCGGTGGGGAAATTGAGCACAACAAAAGTGTGGCCTTGTTCCTGATAGGAATAGGTCACAAGGTCCGCGATTGTTGGATAGGTGCTCCACTCATATTCCATCGCGTGAGTCGAAACGCGCTGCGGGGTGTAACCGTTGGCCCGCCAGAAGATACCGGAGCCGCGCTCATCCTGCCCCATCCAGAAGATGCTATTGTCGGCTTTCACCGGAGAGGCTGGCGCCGCGATGCCCTGCTCGATCTTCGCCCCTTGAATCACGTCATAAGGGAATGGGAAGTTCCCCGAATCATAGTAGGGCTGTGTCGCGGTTGCGCCGAACACCCATAGCAACCGCTGATTGTCAAAGATGGCAGAGACGTTGCCGGGAAACACAGAGACAGCGGTTTGCGCTACTCCCTGCCAGGTGGAGCCGTCGCCTGGATTCGATGCTTGAATCTGATTCGAATTGACAAAAGAGACAAAGAAGAAGCCATCCGCATAACGCACTTGGGCGGGCACTCCGAGCAAGCCCAAACCTGTCGCGTTGTTAAAGGGCTGGACGGGAGCAAAAGCATTCGTGGCCAGCGTGAAGACGTACAGATTCCCTGCGCTCACGATGAGCACTTGCGTGTTGCTTGCCGCCATGTAGACGGAATTCCCGTCGTTTACCACCACGCCGCGGTTGATGAAGTTCGGAGCGGCGTTTGGCGCGAGAAGCTCATTGAACTGTGTGCCTGCCACTGCGAACGTGCGCCCTAGAATCGTGAGCAATCCATTCCCGCGAAAGCCCGCCGCACCGACGTTGTAGAGTTGCTTCAACCCTGGTGTCCGATACAGCGCCGCAGTAGACTTCCCCATTCCGCTCTCGATGTTCTCCATGTAGAGATTCATCAAGACTTGGCAATCAGCGCTGACTGACTGCGAACGGTAGGCCGGACCGATCAGTCCGAAGCGTCCCATTTTTTACCGTTGCACTCCTATTGCGTCAATCATTTGCGGATTCGGTTGGCAAGTCCAGCCCGCCCATTTCACTTCTGGAACGTAGTAGCCGTCAGGACATTCCCAATGCCCTTCGTCGTATTCGCTTTCAACCCAGCGCGGTTCTGGATTCGGCGCACGATGCCCAATGCACCCGCAAAGCAGGAGTGCCAGCGAGAATAGGCTTTTCATTTACTCCCGCATACCCGTCAAGAAATTAAAGTCCGGTCTCCCACCCTTGCGACTGTTCGGGCTTCCATCATCCGTGTCAATTCGCGGCGGCTTGTCGTTGTTACCTTCAATAATCCGCATGGCCTCTCTGTGCATCTCTTTCAGGTCTGCGGAGAAAGGCCGGTTGAATACGGGCGAGAGTTTCCGCGCGAGACTCAGCACCGTCGCATCCCAATACCCCGGAGGCAGTTGCAGTGTGACGTTCGGAGAAATAGGCTGTGCGATGGAGTTCCACATCTCAAGCCGCACTGGATTTGCCACGTTGCAGATTGGCCAGAAGTTGAGATTCCCGAGCGGAGTGGAAGGGTCGTAGTAGAGATGCGTAACAATGGAAGAAACCAACGACTTTGTGGGGTTGGAGTTCCACCACGCTTCGTCCTTGATGCGGATTTGCGGCGAGTCGATTGGATTGGAACTTCCAGAGTTAAGGATAAAGTTTGCGCCGACGATCTTCACGGGCCGGAGCGGGATGTTGAAATCGCCATTCGGCCCGATGGTGTGTGGTGCGTGGTTCGGAATTAGGTTGAACAGCAAAAACGAAATGGAGTAAATCAGCTCCCGCCGCGCATTCACTTGGTCAATCCAGCGTTGCAGCCTTGGCATGCCGACGCTGAGGTCGCCCGCCGAAACCTTCTCGCCTTCGGCAATGACGCCGATTTCTTCTAAGGCTCCCTGAACAATGTCAGAGGCCAGCGCTGCTACCGCGTTATTTGTGTTCGTGAATGCGACGGTCACTTGGCGGCTTTAGCTTTGGCCTTTGGCCCATAGAGGCCGGGAGACTTCGGAACCGCTTTCGGGATGTAGGGCTCTTTCACCCAGCCCTCTTCCATCGCGGCTTTGAGTTCGGCTTCATCCTTGACGATCTTCGTCAGATGCTCTGCCGGCAACACTTCTGTCCCGACGAGTTCGAACTTGTCATTGCGATGCTCGATTTCCTGAAATGGCTCGTTGGGATGCATGTAGACGACGCGCGGGAAGTCCATGTGCGGAATCTGTCGCACTGGCAAGCCCTGCCCGACAGTGCCCTGCCAGTTTTCAGGCAACGGGTCAGGAACTAGCTCTTGGGGACGCCCCACAATCGTCTGCATTTGCTTCTTTAGCGCTTCTTCGTGAATTGCAAAACCCATTACGCCTCCAAACTAAGATGTGCGGGCGCAGCCGAAGCCACGCCCGCAGTTGAATTGTTAGAAAATCCCGAAATACGGGCCGACCGCTGTGGTGAACGTGGTCGGGACGGTGATGGTCGCGGGAACAGTGCCGAAAGTTCCGGCAATCGACTTGGTGAGGTACTGGTCTTGCGTCTGTGTTACCAGCATCCTCACCGTCGCCGTGGTGCCGTTGGACTGCGTGCAAGCGAAATACTGCGCAGGCCCAACAGCGTAGTACGGCGTGGTGAAGGAGATTTGCTGATAGTTCGATGCAGTTGCGGCCAGCACTCCAGCGGTAGCTGAGTTAGCCAGAAGGGTGCCGCCGCTGTCATAGAGAGCCACAAGGTGGTTGTCCGTACCGACTACGGTGCCGTTCAGGACCGCAAGCCCGGTAATCAGCTTCGAGTAAGGAAGCTGAATCTCCGTGCAAAATAGCGTTCCTGCAACTGGCGCTGTGCCCGTGCCGTTAATCGACGTATAAATTACGGCACCGGGTTGAGGCGCATACAGCACCTTGGAATGGTTGCGTGTAGTCTGCGCCGCATCGCCATTGATCCACTGACCGCCAAGGCAATCGGAAATCGTTCCCGAACTGAATTGGATGCGAGGCAAAAAGAGTTCATTTGTCCGCGTGCAACTCCCTTGGGGAAACGATGGTCCTTGCGGCCCGGAGTCAGCGCCGCCGCCAGACCATACCCCGATAGCACTGGCCGGAACCACGAGCACCAGAGCGCCCGAAGCATGAGAAACCGTGGCGGTCCCGCCCATACCGCGAATCACGGTAATGGTGGTTCCAGAAACGGCCTTCACTTGCATAAGTTCACGGTCAATGTAGAGGTACGACTGCGCGTCAGAAGTGGCGATTAGCCCAGAGGTAAAGCTGGTATTCGGTGCCGGGGCGCTGATGCCCGTAGCCGAGGCAACAGTGAGAATGCTCATGTTGCCAGTGGGCGTAGCGCCGTTCACCGAACCCATGCCCTGGAGAGCCGACGAGAGTGTGGTATTGACGAGCATGTTCTGTGCGCCAGCAAACGACGCACAGAACAGAAGGACTGCAAAAAGCAGTGTTAGTTTTTTGATGTTCACGATTACGCTCCCGCCACTGCAACGGCCCCTGCATCGGACCAGCCATTGCCGAATCCGTAGCAGATGTCGAAGCGGTTGGTGATTTTGCGATTGAACTGGTCGTAAGCCACGACCAAGGACAGGCTCGCGCCGGTCTCCGGGTCCACAGCTTCTTCCGCATGCTCGACCGCATCCGGGTTTTCAAATCGCCCGAATGCTTTCAAGAATGCATATTTGCTGAGACCCAGGCCGACTGTTCCGCTCACACCTGAAGGGCTGGCAGTTCCCGGCCAAGCCGTCAGTGCCGCGGCGTTCGCCGGGAGAGCATCAACGTTCTGATACTGGCTGCCAGGGCCGAAGATTGCCGGACTGATTGGCAGCGTGTCATTACCGCCCGTGAAGGTGAACGTCGCGCCGCCCGTATAGACGAACTGCTTCAGTCCGAGCGGGGTCTTGGTGCGCGTGCGGGGGTTGACCGCATTCACGGAAGCGATGGTGAACTTATCGCCAGGTTGAATCGTGTCGTTAAGCGTGCCCGTGACAATCAGCGAAGAGCCTGATTGTCCTGCACCCGTCACCGTCACGCCGTGAGTCGGGAATGTTCCGATGGTGTGCGAGAAGAGGGAATTGCTGCGGAACCATTTCCAGCCCGCCGCTGTCCCTAACACGCCGACACGAAACATATCGCTGATAGCCTTTTGCGGATTGAACTGCGTGACGTTGTTCTTCACGTATTGCCGCATCAGACCGGAACTGATGATGAGGTGGCGATCTCCGTCCGCTGGGCAAGCCAAGTTGAAAAGCACCTGGTCGGCGGCCAGCGCGAAGTCGATGGTTGTGGAATCTGTTCCCAGAGTTCCCACAACGTTATTGGTCCAGAGTCGTGCCCAGTTCGCCGCGTCGGAATCAACTTGCTGGGCAAGCTGCAAACCGGCAGGGCGGAAATAGGCTTCGTCCAGTTCTTTTTCGCTGCGCTCCATCTTGACGAGCTTCTCGTAGGAGTCGTAGCCGAAATGGACGTTTTTGATCTGGTCGAGGTTGATGGTCGTGACCCGGCGCTGGATACCCTGTTCCTGGTAGGCCAAGCCGGTAGTGACGAGCCATTCTTGCGGGAGTTTAATCTGGGCTTGGGAGCCGACCGGAAACTTCTTTTTGAACTCGTCTTCCCAATCCGAATTAAACATCGCCGCAACCTCAAGCGAGTTTTTCAAAAACCAAAGGATTTTCATAGAAACCCAATTGGTTACTGCAAAATTGTTAGCCAAGGATCAGCGGCCTCCTGAGCCGCTATGCGTCGAAGGTTGAGGTTTAGGACGCACGAAAATACTTCCGCTGCTGTTCGGCTTCAAAATCGCTGAATTTGCCGTCACGCGCAGCGGCAGTTGCGGCGTCCTCGGTTGCAGCTCCACGCCCGCCAACTTCTGACGGCGGTTTGGGAGCACGCGGTTTCGGTTCAGGAGCTTTTTCCTCGGGCTTGACCTCTGGCGGGTTCGAGAGAGCTTTCGTAATGTCCAGTTCCATGTCGCGCAACACACGTAATGCTTTGCCGGGATTGGTTTTCGCCGTTTCCAGCAAATTGCTGAGTGTGGTTGGGTCTGCGAGCGTGTAAAGAAGGTCGCCCAGCACTTCCGAATCGTTGACGAAGGACTGCACGAAAAGCGGTGCTTTCCCTACGATCTCGGATGTGGCTGTCTTGATCTTCTCGGCTGCGTCGGGATGCTTGGCAGTCGCCTGCTTCAGCATCTCGGACATGGACTTCTGGGCTTCCGTCTGAGCTTGTTCCTGGCGGACACGCGCTACAGCTAGAGAATCGCGGTGTGCTTCGTACTCATCCATCGCCTTGTCGAAGTCCTCTTGCGTTCCGGTCCAGGTGAATGGGTTCGGGCGCTTGGGAGGTTCTTTCGGCTTGGATTCAACCTTGGGAGCGGTTGCTGGTGCGGCTTTCGCTTCACGCAACTGCCTTTCAAGATCGTTCGCGCGATCTTCGGCTGCCTTGCGTTCCGCCGTTAGTTGAGAAATTCTCTCTTCCGCGTTCGGCTTGGCCTTTGGTTTCGTCTCCTGCTTTGCGGCTCCCGGTTCCGCGTGTTTTTCCTCGGGTTTCGCCACTTTCGGCGGGTCAGAGGCTGCCGGTTCCTCTTTCTTCGGCGGTTCGGGCTTTTTGATAACAATGGGTCGCCCGGTTTCGTCCCAATTGTCTGCGATTGCTGCCGCGGCTGACGGTTCCGCGACTGTTTTTTCGTCTACTGGCATAGCGTTTCGCTCCTAAACTTGCGCTCCATCTGGGGCAATACAAAGAACTTCCACTCGTCCGCGTATTTCTCCCGAGTGCGCATCCCATTGCAAAGGGATAGTCCTATAGGCCACTGGTTCGTGGCCCTGCTGTCTGGCGAAGGCAGCTAATTCCATTTTCAATTTGTTTGGGTTCATGTTTTCCAGTAGAACTGTTGACCACGATTGATTTATTTTCACTGTCCCCCTCCTGCCGCTTCCGGCTCCGCCGTTTGCGCGGCCATTGCTGATTGATGTGCTTGGTCAGAAGTCTGTGCCGCTGCTGCGGTTGCGGCATTCTGTGCGGCCAACTCCTGTGCGTTCTTGTGCTCCTGCATCATCGAAGCAAATTCGTGCGCTTGGTCATGCCACTGCTTGAAAAGGTCATCAATCATCGCCACGCGTTCTGACATTTGCTGCGCTTTTGTGGTGATTTCCGCGACGGCGAGCTTGGTTTCGCGGTCCTTGTCCGCCTCGGCCATGCGAGCGCCGAACTCTTTGTCGGCCAAATTGCTCTTGGCCTGCATCTCCATAACCTTGCCGAGTTTCTCTAGGCGTAGCTGATTGAGTTCCGCCATTGCCTGCTGCAACTGGCCTTGGAGTTGCGCGATGGCTGCTTGCGCCTGTGGCGGAAGATTGTTTTGATCTGGCGGGGAGAGCAATTCCGCGATTTCATCGCCTAACGCCCCAAGGTTCCGCATCTTGGTAGCAAGCGCCAACAGTTTCATCGTGATCGGAGTGGGCAATCCCAACTTTGCGGAGAGTTCCCAAATTTGGTCTGCAAATTCAGACTGTTCTTCCCGCTCAGATTGCTTGCTTGGGCCGTCATTCACCGAAACATCGAACTGCCCGCGATGCGCGAAGAACACATCAGCCTCTGGTAGATGTTCTGAGCTTTCCGGTGGGGCAGTGCCTTTGTCAGCGACTTTAATGCGCACATCCTCGTCCTTTTTGTTGCGACCGAGAATCTGTTTTGGCAGCGAATCGAGTTCCGCTAGCTTCGTGATGAGTTCATTCAACTGGAGTGCGGTGTTGTGAAGCGCCCGCACGAAGTTGTCAGTAAAGTGAAACGCTCCGGTTGCGCCTGCGTCCGCGATCTTTTCAAGTGCTACGCCTGATTTGTCATTGATTTTCTGCGCATCGGTCGGCAGCGGATTGCCCGAGATGGCCGCCTGGTGACTCCGGCGCCAACGCTCATAAGCCATTTCGTAGGCTTGGATTTGCGGCTGGTACGGTAGCCTCTGAGGAAAAGGCGGCGGACCCCATGCCTCAGGCCAATCAACAGGGATGTTGAGGTCTACATAACCACGAGGGTCTTTGTGTAGGTTTTTGTTCTGCTCGGGGTCAAGCACTCCCTTCCAGTCCATCCACGGCGAGCGCGGAGCCATCGAAAACTCTTCCTGCTCCTGGCTAGCAATGAATGCCATCATTTGCTGCGCCACGCGGCCCCGGCGAATCATGGACATGATCCGGCGCTTCGATTGTCCGCCTTCTTTGATGTAGATTTCTTCGCCTACCACGGGGATTATGGGTATCCAAGACCCTATCCAGTCGTTTTCTTCAAGAATCTCGATGCCGTTCACGATACACTGCTTCACCTCGTAGCGCGTTTCCCCGTCATCGGCCTTGATTTCCTTGCGGCTCCAATACTCCGCTACGACCACGTTATCGCCTTGCAACCAATCAGGCGCGGTCTGGCGATCTTCCGAAGTGAAGCTCTGCTTTTTCGCTTTGGGATATTTGCGTTTGAACGTCGACTCGCGCATCCGGTCGAGCACAAAGCATATCGACATATCGGAAAAGTCCGCTTCCATCGCGTCTGGGTCCATGTACACCGTTGCCCAGTTCGGAATGCGGCGAAGCCGCGGCTCTTGCTCGCCATTTGGCCCTGTCACTTTCAGCGCCACGCGCCAAAAACCAAACCCACACTCCGTGGCAGATTCATGCCCGGTCGAATAGATGGACTGAGCCTTGGAAGCGTACTCAATGCCATAAATGTAGGCTTGGCGGTGCTCGGCATCTTTGTCTGTGGCGTCTTGCGAGCGAGGGGAAACTTTGATGCTCCGCTTGTTCTGCCGCAGATTGTTGTTCGCCTGCTTGATGTACTGCGAGGTTTCGTCCGGCCAAATGCAGGGACGCCCCGAGCGGTCATCGGAGAACTCTTTCGGCGGTATCCCTGCCATGCAATCCATGTCTTTCGCGGACTCGTCGTAGTTCTCGCGCCAGTAGGAGCGGCAATAGGCGAAGTCCTCGCGGATCTGCCGGAGCTTCTTCTCTTCTGGTGTGCCGATTTCTTTATCAGGCATTGAAACTGCGTTTCACGACTTTGCGAATCGGACGAGAGTGTTTGTAGTTTGACGCGGAACCGGAATATTTCTTCATCTCAGCTTTCTGGCGTTGCTTGGCGTCGATTGCTGCTCGTTCTCCGCCCTTGGTGTGTTTCACTTCATGCTCTTTACCGCCCACGACAACGGCCTTCGCGGTAAATGGAATACCGTGCATGTGTCGATAGGCCATATTCTTACGGTAGGCTTGCTTGGATTTGAAATGCTCAACAGACAAAGGAAACCCCTGCGCCAGGAACGGCAAAGCGGACCTCTCCGACTGGAACGGCCGAGTCACAGAACCATTTCATTCCCTCACCTACTCCAAACAATTCCCGTTCTGTGCCAGACGAAGGACGAGCGGAACTGACAACTGAAAGGCCTTTAATTTCAGAAAGAATTTCGGCGATATCTAGTGGATGCATGAGCACTTCTTTAGGTGACTGACCATAAAAGTCTTTATACTGCGCAGCGTGTTCATATACTTCTGAGAGTGTCATTTTCCCCGTCCTGTTCAAGAAACTTGGGCATCGGGCCTCCGCCAACTCACCACAAGAACTCCGTTGGGCACCAAGCAGCAGCGCACTTGTCCGCCAGCGGCCTGCAACTGGGAAGCAAGGACTGCCAACCCTTCAAAGTTCACTGGTCTTGCCAGAGTTGCTGCATTCCATTGGCAATCAGAACTGATGAGCGTGCGCTTCAATTTACAAATCCTGATTTCTTGATGCAGTTCGGGCAGGTCCACTTCTCTGGCATCCTCATCCAACCGGCTTTTCTGGCGGCAATCAACGCACCCACCGGCGTATCGGCAGCGAAGCGCTTCTTCTTCCAGCACCGTTGACAATGAAGCGTGGCCACGGCATGAGTGGCGTCGGCTGCCGAGGCTTTGAGATATTTCTTTCCACCAACTTCGATAGGATGAGGACTCCGGCCTTCGACTCGCATGGCGCCTTTGCTGGTCAGCCGGTTTACGCGCTCCGTCATCATGGCTTCATAACTCAAAAGCGGCAGGGGTTTGAAACTGAGATAAGGCGTAATCGCTGCATACATTTCGCTGCGTACAGTCGGGTCGCATTCGCTGAACAGGTCGCGCAAGAACTTGTGCCGGTCAATCCATTCGCCGTGACGGTTGGGAGTGGCTTGCCAGTTGTTCACAATAGAGGCGATTTGCTGAATCAGTTCCGGCGAGGCTGCACCGTTTTCTTCGAGCCCAGCCAGCCCCATCTTTAGGAGCTGCGTATCGAGTTGGCGTCTTTCGGTTGCGTCCAAGATTAATCCTCGTCTTCTTCCTTCTCGGGCTCTTGGCTTGGCTCACCATGCGTTTTGCCGATGACTTCATGCGGGATGCCAAGATGCTCGGCGATGTGCTGGAGGACGTGCCCCTTGGCCAGCTTTGGCTTGCCTTCTGGCTCGGCGAATACATGCGTTTCCGGCTCGTGGTACGCGCCTGTTCCACTCTCAAAATGGTGCTCTACGACGTGACCGCCGTTCTCCGCTTCCTCGATGCGCAGCTGGTTGAGCACCGCCTTGCTCTTATTGCCCTTGCGTACCGCGGCGTTGTGGTCTAAGGCTTGTGCATATTCCATCAATATTCCTCCTGCTTTTTCTTTTCCTTAAATTTCCTGCACCAATCTTCGGGTCTCACTGGAGGCCGAACGATAGCGCACTGCCCGACTTTGCCTCTCCAGTGAGTGCATTCCCCGCAGTGATCCTCACCCTTGGCTGGATGCTCGAAGCCAACAGACTTATGAGAGAACTTCACTTGCCGAGCACCCGATTCGCCTTCGCTCGAATCTTGGCCGCGCTCGAAGCGCTTAACTTCCCGCGCTTGACCATCTGAGTCGCCCGCGCTTTTGCGTTGGCGGCATGGCTACGATCAGGCATCGGATATTTGCGCGAACCTGGCAAGCCGAATTCCTGAGAGGGTAGTGCGTTGCGGCGTGCGACTTTCAGCTTTGCCATTTCAACTCCACGTGCCTACTCGGGGAGGGGGTGTGGCTGAACTCTTTGGCACTGGTTTAACCGTCATTTTCGAGATGCGGCTTTCCAGATATCGCATCGCGTCCATCAAGTGATCGTTGTTCTTTACAACGCGCCCCTTTTCGTCGCGCCGGTACATACGAAACTCCGAGAGCCATCCCTGCATCGAACTGAAAACTTTCAATCGTCCCGTGCTCATTCGGTTCCAGACCGAATAGAGACCGGACTCTACCCCATTGTCCGCAGTTTGGAGATGCAGGCCGAGATTCCGGTAATCGTTAAGGAGCTGCTCGCCATCCCGCTGCCCACGGCCTCGGCTGGCCGGGTCTATGAACCCTTGCTGCCAGTCACCGGGAGCTTTGATTCCGTGAACATGCACGCTCGGCTCTGCTTGGCTGCGCCGGTATTCATGGCAAAGATAAAGCGTATCCGTCTCGCGGTCGTAGGCTCCCCAAACCGCTGCCGTATTGTTCCACCCTACATCCATGCCGTATCCACGCGGCCAGTGTGCGGGAATCACAAACGGGGACACTAGCAAGTCCGATTCTGGCACAGGGTAAATAGCGCCAGCGCCAAGCTGCGGAATACCTTTTGATCTCGCATCTCTCTGAAATGGCGGTAAGGATTTCCATAGTTCGTCTTTCGCGGCTTGGTCCAAGTGCGGGGCATCGTCCCACGTCGCCATGACGATGGAGCGCCCGTCAATCTCGCTCGTTCCCTCTGGCAACTTGCCATTTGGCAGGAACTGCAAAACTACTTCCGACATGCCTTCCAATGGCGTGAAGGTCAGCATCAGCATGCCGTTATTCGTCATCGTGCGAATCAGGCATTCCGTATAAACGTCAAGGGGCGGTTCCTCGTCCAGCCAAATAATGTCTTGCTCCGTACCCTCAAATCCCTCTCTCCCCATCTCGTAAGACTTGAAGGTGAGCTGACTGTCGCCGCCATCCGCGTGCTTCACGTATACCGTGTCAACCGTATCGGCAATGCCGCCCGAGGCTCGCACGATGCGTGAAATCGAATCGCCAGGGATAAGCCCCGTTCCCCAAGCACTCACCGGTCCTAACAGTTTGTTCTGCAAAATGTCGAAAACTTTCTTGCTGTTGTTCCCCGAGGCCCATGCCTTTACCGCATGATCGAATCTGCGGCCAGTCCACCAATCGGGATACTTGCCCGTCAGATGAAGAGTTAGCTCATATCCGCCTACGCCTTCTGTTTTGCCGACGCGGTTAGCCGCGAGCATCAGCCGCTCTCGATGCGTGAGACCGGCTGCAAAGAATTCCATGTGCTTCGGGTATTTATTCCGCGCAAATGGGCCTGTCTCTGGGTAATACATTTGCAGTTTTCTGCGGGATTGCCGACGCCTCAACTCCTCGGCAATTTGGACTGCCTCAATCTTTTGGTCGCGCTCTAAGCGCATAAAGATGGCGGGATTGGCGAGTTGCTCTAGGACATGGTGCGTGCTCACTTGGACACCAACTTAGCCAACCGCTTCAGCAATTCCTCGTCGGTCATGGTTGCGATGGTCAGGGAGACCTCTGCCTCTTGTGCAACTTTGCCTTCAATGCGCTCCGCCGACTCCCGGCGCTCCAACACTCCAGCCATTCCCTTGCGCGTCATGGTAGCGATAATTTGCTTTTTGACCTTTTCGCGGATCTCCGGATCGGCAAAGATTTCTTGATAAATCTCGGTGATCGGCTTCGACTTTGGGCGCCCCCCTGGATTCCCAGACTGCCCCGGCTTGAAACCCCTCCCCGTAATGCCTCCAAGCATTTTCCCGTTGATTTTTCGCTGTTCTGAACGCTTCTTTGAAAGCCGGTCTATCACGCTGCCCTGCCTATCGCCCGCAACGCCTGAATCCATCCCATGACTTCTGTTCGCTCACTTGGGCCGCTGCCTTTGGGCTTGATTGGCGCTTCGGGCTTAGGCTCAATTACTTCGCCATTCAGCTTCGCTAGGCTAATCAGGTATTGCTCTTGCAAAACAAGGAGTTTCAACGCTTTACGCAATCTTTCGCCCTGTGTTCGCTTAAAAAAAGTACTAGTATTCACTTTAGACTTGACAAAACCCAAGCGCTTAGCATACACTCTGAGCATGGAGGTAAGGCACATGGTCACGAAAAGCACAGTTGAACAGGGACTTCGGACTTATCAGCGAAACTGGGAATCTGAGCACAAAACCGCTCTTGGAACTGGTGGCCCCGCCGACGCTATCGAGTACGTTGCCTGCGCTTTTCGAGCACAGAAAGACAGCATCCACGAACCGTTCCTCGCTGACGCGAAGGCGTTTCTTGCGAGTGCTCGCAACGAAGAACTGAACGAAAATTATGAACAGTGCTTCAAAGATTTGTTCAGCGCCGTCGATTCGATGTTCTTCTCTCCCGTGGGGCCGGACTGAGCCGCAGTGAGCACACATGAGGTTCGCTATGACAAAGTGGCAAGCCGAAAGGATTTTAACCGAGTCCCATGAATCCTCACGCTAAAGCCCTCGGCAAGCTCGGCGGAAAGGTCAAGTCCCCTGCCAAGGCTAAAGCTGCCCGCGAGAATGGCAAGCTCGGCGGACGCCCTCGTACTAAACCTGTGCAAAAGTGAGTTCCTTTCAAAAGTGTGCAAAATTGAACAGCGGGCCCTCCCGGCCTTTGCCATACTCCCTTGCCGTGGAGGAGTCATGCAACGCATTGCCTGGGTGAACAATGCGCCAAATCCCGTCGTTCCAAGACGGCCCGAGGAAGCGCAGTTCATCGTTCGCATCTGCTCAGAATCCGGCGTGAAGGAGAATCTGCTGCCATACTCCGATGCTGTCCAAGTCCTCCGAACGCTGAAAAAAGAAGGGTACGATCTGCGGTTTGATGAATCATGAAGGCCACGCTTCTGCCCGCTCAAACTGGCGTACTAAGCCCTGCACGCTCTGCATAAGCTCGAATCGCTTCTTGCCCTTAAGTTCGAAGATGAATCGGCCAGCAAGGAAGGAGGGGCCGGTAAGCTGCTGATTGCTGACGTGGAGGTTTTCTTTGCTGAGGTATTCGCGGGGGCCGACTTGCTGGAGGGAGGCGATGAGGATGTCACGATCAGCGCGGCTGACGTAACGCTTGAATCCATTGCTGTAGCGTATCAGATAGTCCCGGTGAGCCATTCAGAGACGCGAAAACATTTGGGTGAAGAAGGTTTGCTTCGCACGGCCTGCTATTCCCGCCGTTTCGGGCTGCTCCACTTTCAAGAAGCGAGGCTGAACTGGCTGTGACAATCCAGCCTCGCCGCGGTGTGATGGCCTCGAAGTGGAGATATACCAGTTATGGTGTAAGGGATTTCCCTGAGAAGATCAAGCGAAGAATGGTTTACAGAATGGTTCTATGGCAGTGCGGGCAGGTCACTTGCGGTTGGCTTTTCCAGCTTCGTCCGTTCAGGATCTTCCAGATTGTGAGCTTGGATACGCTGAACCGCTTGGCAATTTGCCCCATGTTCTCGCCGGGGTAGCGAAGCCGGATTTCTTTGACCTGCTCGGCTGTCAACTTACGTCGACGATCTGGCATGTTCCTCTTTAGGATTGCTGCTTAAACTTTTCTTCTCTCCGGTGCGCTGCTCCAGCGCCACAATGCGCTCGCATTCAACGCACCCGCATGGACTTATTCTTGTTTGGTGGGCGATAATTCCTCGCCTAGCGCACCACCACTTCGCTTCCTCCAGCCGCGCTTTGGCAAATTCAGCTTCCAAAATCCCGCGCCATGCTCCAAGTTGCGGAATGTCTCCGACATAAGCCCGCACCGTGTTCATAAATGCGTCCAAAGGGTC